ACACACTACCATGCCTGATGTCGTGTTCGACAGTGATGTTCCAATCTGTACATTCACTCTGAACCCAAAGTGTCGTGCTTTGATTCCGACTGGTATGGTGATGGATATTCCCATTGGTTTCTCTGCTCGCCTACATCCACGGTCAGGTCTTGCAGTAAAGAATGGTGTAACTCTGATTAATGCAGAAGGTGTGATTGACTCTGACTATTGTCATGAAGTCTTTATCCCACTTCACAACACCACAAACACACCATTCAATATCACTCACGGCGATCGTATCGCTCAGGTAGAGATCATCGAATATGCTAGGCAAGTTAGATATATTACCTACACACAAGCAACACCAGAATCACAAAAGACCAACCGCGTCGGCGGTTTCGGATCTACAGGAGTATAATATGACACGCGATGAACTTTTAATCTATCATGCCGAAATCTGTAATCAGGCAAGAGAACTCATGTCTCTAAAGAATCGAGACTATGCAGGAGATCATGGTAATGAGCCTTTTGCCAACTTCACTCGCGTGGAGGCTATGGGCATCTGTACTACCGAGCAAGGATTTCTCACCCGCATCACGGACAAGATGAGCCGGCTCTCATCTTTTATAGATTGTGGGAAGATGCATGTTGAAAACGAATCATTTAATGATACAATAGTAGACGTAATCAATTACATGGTTCTCTTGTCTGCCTTTCTGGAAGACAAGGACGGAGCCATGGTGAATAAGGAAGTCCTCCTGAATGAGTAGATTCTACACAAGCGTTTGTGTTTACGGTAAGAATGTTCTGTATCGCGGGTATGAAAACGGAAAGCAAATCACAGACAGGGTAGAGTATCATCCTACCCTGTTTGTGCCTAGCACTAATGATACATCCATCCATCGTTCTCTCGACGGTCATCGTTTGGAGCCAGTTCAACCTGGCACCATTCATGACTGCCGAGAGTTCGTGGAGAAATACAAGCACATCAATGGGTTTCGCATCTTCGGCAACACGGACTACATCTATCCTTTCATTGCGGACAAGTTCCCTGATGAGATCGAGTATGATATGTCTCAGATCGGTGTGGCAAACATCGACATCGAAACCGAGTGTGAGTATGGATTCCCACAGGTAGATGATCCCGAAGAGAAGGTGATCGCTATCAGTATGCTGATGCGAGGTAAGATGAACGTCTTTTGTCTCGGTGAGTTTGAGACTGACCGCGAAGACATCACGGTTCATACTGCCTTCACTGAAGAGGAGATGCTTCAGCGTTTCATCTATCACTGGCAGCAAGACTTCCCTGATATCGTGACTGGTTGGAACGTCAAGTTCTTTGACATTCCTTATCTTGTAAATCGTATCAAGCGAGTGCTTGGTGAAGACGAAGCGAAGAAGATCTCTCCGTGGAACAAGATCAAGGAGAAGACTATCACGAAGATGGGTCGTGATCAAACGGCGTTCCATATCAATGGTGTCGCCGTCATCGACTACCTCGACCTCTACAAGACCTTCACCTATGTGAACCAAGAGTCGTATCGTCTCGACCACATTGCCTTTGTAGAACTCGGTAAGAAGAAACTATCCTATGCAGAACACGATTCGATCCGCGAGTTCTACAAGAAAGACTTTCAGAAGTTCATCGAGTACAACATCGTTGACGTTGAACTGGTTCAGCAACTCGAAGAGAAACTCAAACTGATTGAACTCTCCTTGGCACTTGCTTACTCCGCCAAGGTTAACTTCGAGGATGTGTTCTCACAGGTACGAACGTGGGACGCAATTATCTATCACTATCTGCGTGAACAGAACATCGTGATTCCTCCGAAGACTATCGGTAAGAAAACCGATCAGTATGCTGGTGCGTATGTGAAGGAACCAATCACTGGTATGCACGATTGGGTTGTGTCATTCGACCTCAACTCACTATATCCTCACTTGATCGAGATGTACAACATCAGTCCCGAGACGCTTACCGACGACGGTATCTGGCGTGGACTTGATGTTGACAAGATCCTCGACAAGACGCCCGAGACACTGGCGTATATCGAGAAGCACAAGTCAAAGAATCTTTCTGTTGCTGCTACAGGTAACACGTTCCGCACTGATGCGAAGGGTTTCTTGCCCTCGCTGATGAACAAGATGTATGCAGAACGCAAAGAGTTCAAGAAGAAGATGATCGAGTGTCAGAAGCAGAAGGAGAAAGATCCCACGAACAGGGATCTAGACTATCAGATTGCCAAGTTCCATAACTTTCAGCAGGTTCGTAAGATTCAGTTGAACAGTGCTTACGGTGCGATTGGTAATCAATACTTTCGTTACTATTCGACAGAGATGGCAGAGTCCATTACTCTGTCTGGACAGTTGAGTATTCGTTGGATTATGACTGCACTCAACGAGTTCCTAAACAAAACATTGGAGACTGAAAACTATGACTATGTTGTGGCATCTGACACCGATTCTGTTTATCTGCGCCTTGGTAATCTTGTGGATCGGGTTCTCCCTGACTGCGATGATAAGGACAAGATCACAAACTTCCTCGACAAGAGTTCCAAGGAAATCATACTTCCTTTTATCAAGAAAAAGTATGATGAACTCTCGGAGTTGATGAACGCCTATGAAAACAAGATGGTGATGGATCGAGAAGTGATCTCGGACAAGGGTATCTGGACTGCCAAGAAGCGGTACATGCTCAATGTGATCGACTCTGAAGGTGTTCGTTACGAAACACCCAAGATGAAAATCATGGGTATCGAAACTACTCGATCCTCTACACCACAGATCATTCGTGATCGACTCAAGAAAGCCATCAAGATCATCATGTATGACGACGAAGAGACGATGCAACAATACATTGCCGACTTCCGAACTGAGTTCAACAAACTTGATGTCGAGACTGTTGCTTTCCCACGAGGCGTTAACAACCTTGGTAACTACGCCGATGCGACTCACATCTATCGCAAGTCAACTCCAATCGGCGTCAAGGGATCTCTTCTATATAATCATTATCTCAAGAAGAAGAAACTTGAGAAGAAGTATCCAATCATCCAAGAGGGTGACAAGATCAAGTTTGTTTACCTCAAGGTTCCAAACCACATCGGTGATCGCGTCGTGGCATTCCCGTCATCTCTTCCAAAAGAGTTTGACTTGAACAGGTTTGTCGATTATACTACACAATTCGACAAGGGGTTCCTCGATCCTTTGTCTAACATTCTGACTGTCATCGGATGGTCAGCAGAAGAACGAAACACACTAGAAAGTCTATTCGGTTAAGGAGAATATATGGGTTTTTTAAATGACATCATTTCAAACACTGGTAATGAATATGCGTCTATCGTCAGCGATGGACTAGAAGGAAGCGACATCAATGGATTTTGTGATACTGGCTCTTACACCTTTAATGCTCTTTTATCTGGTAGTCTTTACGGGGGTATGCCTGATAATAAGATTCTTGCGATTGCTGGAGAATCGGCCACTGGTAAGACTTATTTTACGATGGGTATTGTTCATAAGTTTCTGCGGGACCGCCCTGATGGTGTGGTTTTATATTTTGACACTGAGCAGGCTGTAACTTCGGAGATGTTCAGGGAGCGTGGTTGTGATCCAAGTCGAGTTGCTGTGTTCCCTGTATCGACTGTTGAGGAGTTTCGACATCAAGCCATCACTGTAGTTGATAACTATCTCGAACTAAAGAAGAAGGATCGAAAACCAATGCTTATCGTTCTTGATTCCCTTGGTATGCTTTCTACTATGAAAGAGATGACGGATACCGCTGATGGTAAGTTGACGAAAGACATGACTCGCGCCCAGATTGTGAAGGCAACCTTCCGCGTGTTGACTCTGAAACTTGGCCGAGCAAATATTCCAATGATCATGACTAATCACACTTATGACGTTGTTGGTTCTATGTTTCCACAGAAGGAGATGGGTGGTGGTTCTGGTCTGAAGTATGCCGCTTCTACTATCGTGTATCTCTCGAAGAAGAAGGTGAAGGAAGGAACTGATGTCATCGGTAACATCGTTCACTGTAAGTTGTTTAAGGGTCGAGTCACCAAAGAAAACTCTATGGTTGATGTGATTCTAAACTATCAAGATGGACTGCATCCTTATTACGGTCTGGTTGATATTGCTTTGAAGTATGAAATCTTCAAGAAGGTTTCGACACGGATCGAACTTCCATGTGGAACTAAGGTGTTCGAGAAGGCCTTGTATCGAGATGCTGAAAAGTATTTCACCGATGATATTATGGCACAATTGGAAGTCGCCGTCGCCAAGGAGTTTAAGTATGGTGGGGGAGAAGAATTGGTAGAGGAACCAGAGGTCGAAGATGGATCTGAGTGAAACAGATATCATCACTGTATCTGAAGGGAAATATAAAGGCACCGACTTTCAGTTCGGTGCTGTTTCCCTTGAAGAAGACGAAGAAAATGATAGACTTCGGTTGAGTTTCGACTATAATATACTCGACTCACCAATCGAAGTTGTCGATGAAGAGTTTACACAGGTTGCTGGTGACATACTGGCATCCATTTTGAGTGAAGGTGAAATCAAAAAGTATGAAGACGATTGAAAGTTTGGTTCTAGAAAATCTAATCTACAATGAAGAGTTCACTCGTAAGGTTCTCCCCTACTTAAGTAAGGAGTTCTTTCACGATCGAACTCACGGGATTGTGTATTCTGAGATCAAAGAGTTCTTCAGTCTATATAATCTACCACCGACAAAAGAAGCGATTGAAATTTCGTTGAATGAGCGAAAAGATCTGAACGACGATGAGTTCAAATCCATTCAACAAGAGATGAGTTCCTACACGAAGGCCGTTGAGGCAGATAAACTCAATTGGCTGGTCGATCAAACTGAAAAATTCTGTAAAGACAAGGCGGTATACAATGCGATCATGGAATCGATCCACATCATTGACGGTAAATCGAAGTCAAAGACAGAGAATGCAATCCCAAGCATCCTTTCCGACGCCCTCGCAGTCTCGTTCGACACCCACATCGGACACGACTACATCGAAGACGCCGACGAAAGATACGAATTCTACCACAAAGTAGAAAGCAAGATTGCGTTCGATCTAGAGTTTATGAACATGATTACCAAGGGTGGTACTCCAGCCAAGACGCTGAACATCATCATGGCAGGTACTGGTGTTGGTAAGTCTCTATTCATGTGTCACCACGCAGCGGCGTGTTTGTCACAAAACAAAAACGTTCTGTACATCACATGTGAGATGGCCGAAGAAAAGATTGCGGAGAGAATCGACGCCAATCTTATGGACATCACACTTGATGATCTCAAGGATCTTCCCTACGAAATGTATCAGAAGAAACTACAGAACGCCACTAGAGGAATCAGTGGGAAGTTGATCATCAAGGAGTATCCAACTGCTACAGCGAATGCGAATCACTTTCGTATTCTCATTGAAGAACTTAAATTGAAGAAGCAGTTCTCTCCTGATATCATCTTTATTGACTACC